AGGTTATGTATATTTATAATAACCTGAAACCAACCCTTGCTTCTGTGTGGGAGGTTTTACAATTGGAGAATAAAAACATGAAAAAATTAAGCATTGACCAACTTAATGGAATAGCAGTTATTGAACTAAGTGACCTAAACCAGGGGGAGTACTTCAAATTAAAGCCGGACTCGAAAAAAGTGTATGAAAGAGGGGAATATTTAAGGGCTGAGAAAAAATATAGGTGTGCTGATGCTGAAATTTGGGGGAGAGAAAGATTTTTAAAACCTGATACTGTTGTTTATACACAGTTTCAATTTTAAAAGGGGAAACAATGAAAATACTACAAGTCTATAGGAAAAATAATTATGGGAATGTTTTGGTTTATCCGGCCTGTAATGATTCCAAAACCTTTACTAATTTATTAGGAACCAAAACTTTTACAGAATTTCATATGATTCAGATTAAACGGCTCGGTTATGAGTTTAAGGAAGTTTTACCGGTGTTTGATTAAAAGGAGGAAAGAAAAGAAAGGGAGCCAATAACGGCTCCTTTTTTTATGGGGGTTACCTTTGCGATAGCTTCTATAGATTTGGTAGCCTGTGGAAACTTGTGTAGCCTTTTAGAGCTCCATAGAGCCTCTGTAAGCCCCAAACATCCTTTGACCCTTGTTCCCCTACTGCCTAGGGTTTAAAAGCTCTCTAAACCTTTGATTTAGCTTGAGAAGTCTAATTAACTCTTTGAAGTCTTTGAATTATTTTAATAAGGCTAAATAGTCTCTTTTTTCTCTGTAAACTTTGAAAAGCTTCAAGAATCTTTAAAGGTTGAGAGGAAAACCAGTTAGTTTTTGAAAGTCTATGAAGATTTTTAAAGTTTATGAAATCTTTGAAGGACCCGGGGCAGGAGCACCACCCCCTCTCCCCCCTATATATACTCATTCTTCTACATTTCACAGGGTTTTGAAGTGTTAAGTAGGGGTTTGGTCGGGGGCAGTGGATACGTTGAAGGGCTTGAAAAATCTATATAGACCTATATAGTAGGATGGTGAGGTTGGGGTATACTTTAACCTCGGAAGGTTAATTACATTATACAGTTTTAATTCAATTTTGTCAAGCATTATTTAATTTATTTTGTTTTAGTCTTGACAGTTTTACATACTAGGTCTATAATAAGAACTTTATGACTTTACCAACAACCAATAAAAGGACTTTAACAGAAAAACAACAATCTTTCCTTAATAATCTCATAGAGACTAAAGGAGATTTAAAGCTTTCTGCCGAACTTGCGGGCTATGCAGGAAATCACTACCAAGTTATAAATAGTCTTAAACAAGAAATAGTTGAATTAGCCTCAACAGTCCTAGCAAGGGAAGCACCTAAAGCTGCATTTAAACTCGTTGAAGTCATGGACAGCGATACAGCTATGCCACAAGCAAATGTAAAGCTACAAGCTGCCCAAACAATCCTTGATAGGGTTGGTGTTGCTAAGACAGAAAGGCTACAAGTAGACCAGAATGTAAATGGTGGTATATTTATATTGCCTGAAAAGCAACTAATAGATATTAAGGAAGAAGACTATGAAGATATTTCTGACTGAATACCAAGTAGATGATAAAATCTATGCAGGTTTTAATATCTTTGCAGAATCGTTAGATGAAGCAGAGTATGTAGCAGACTTACATGGGTTGACTTTGGTTGGTGAAGTAGTTAAAATAAACTATGTCGAAGAATTTAGAGACATAGACTATCTATCAACAATTAAGTTTCCAGATAGTAATAAACCAAAAGTATTACACTAATGCCTAGAAAGAAAACAACGACTAAAAAGAAAAGCACAGTAAACAAAGCAGGTAACTATACTAAACCTACTATGAGAAAAAGACTCTTTGAAAAGATAAAAGCAGGAAGTAAAGGTGGACGTGCAGGTCAGTGGAGTGCTAGAAAGGCACAGATGCTTGCAAGAGAATATAAAGCTAAAGGCGGAGGCTACAAATAGTCATGGCACTAAAGAAGTCTCAAAAGTCTCTTAAGCGTTGGACAAAGCAAAAGTGGAGAACTCCAAGCGGTAAGAAGTCTTCTGAAACAGGAGAAGTTTATGCTCCTTCAGCGACTATAAAGAAACTTAAATCAACTGCAGCAGGAAGAAAAAAACTAGCAGCAGCTAATAAAAAGAAAAGAGCAGCTACAAAGAAAGGTAAGCAACATGCTAGACATGGACTGCACAAAGGAAAGAAAAGATAATGGCAAAGAAGAAAGATTCAAGACTAGAACGAGCAGGTGTTAGTGGTTATAACAAACCTAAAAGAACACCTAATCATCCTAAGAAGTCTCATATTGTTGTTGCCAAAGAAGGTGACAAAATAAAAACTATTCGTTTTGGACAGAAAGGTGCAAAGACAGCAGGTAAGCCTAAAGCAGGTGAATCAGCACGTATGAAGGCTAAAAGAAAGTCTTTTAAAGCACGTCATGCAAAGAACATAGCAAAAGGAAAAATGTCAGCAGCTTATTGGGCTGACAAGGTTAAGTGGTAAATGGGTAAGCAGATTGGCACTGACCAACATCCAGTAAAGTTTAAAGCCCTTGCAAAGCAAAAGGGACGTTTATCTATGAGGGGTAAAGGTATTCGAGACCAAAAGCAATTCGAAAAGAATTGGGATAGAATATTTAACAAAGATACAGAGTAATGCCCCAAGAAGGCTATATTAAAAAGAAGGGTGTAACCATTCCGTTTGGTTACGAGCAATCCGAAATCAAAGGCTATCTCAAGCCAATCCCAAAGCAACAAGAGCTTCTTCTCAAATATATTGCTTTGGTTCAAGACAAGAAATACTCTCTACGTGAAGCAGCAGAGCAACTCTCGCTAGAAGCAGACAGAAAAATCAGTCATGTAGGATTATCCAAGATTATAAAGAAAGTAACTCCTCCAGAGCCAAGGAGTCGTTTTACTGTAGCTACACAACGTAAAAGAGCTTTAGCAAAGAAAGAAAAAGAAATACAAAAAGCCAAAGCAAAGCTTGCAGCTAAAGAAAAGAAAGTAAAAGAAGAAAAAGAAATAATCAAAAAAGCAACAGAGCCTACAAAGAATACTGTTGTTATCGATAGTGATTTAGAACAAGTCGCTCCTTCTGTTCAAGAGGTTTTAAAAGATGCTAAAGTAATTTTTCATCCCAATGAAGGACCGCAAACAGAATTCTTAGCAGCCGATGAAAAAGATGTTTTATATGGCGGTGCTGCCGGTGGTGGTAAAAGCTATGCAATGATAGTTGACCCACTACGCTATGCACATCGTCCGGCCCACAGAGCTTTAATACTTAGAAGGTCAATGCCTGAACTCCGAGAGATGATAGATAAATCTAGAGAACTCTATCCACAAGCATTTCCCGGTGCTAAATTTAGAGAAGTAGAAAAACTTTGGAACTTCCCTTCAGGTGCAAAAGTGGAGTTTGGTTTTCTTGAGCGAGATGCTGACGTATACAGATATCAAGGACAAGCCTATTCATGGATTGGTTTTGATGAAATTACACACCTACCTACCGAGTTCTCATGGAACTATCTAGCCTCTCGTTTAAGAACAACCGACCCTGAAATAAAAACATATCTTCGTTGCACTGCAAACCCGGGAGGGGTTGGTTCTCATTGGGTTAAAAAAAGATATATTGAACCTTCTGAATCAAATCAAAGCTTTTTAGGTTCTGATGGTTTAACACGAAAGTTTATCCCGGCTAAACTCGTAGACAATCCATACTTAGCAAAAGATGGTATCTATGAGCAGATGCTAAAATCCTTACCGCCTCTACAACGTAAACAACTCTTAGAAGGTAATTGGGATGTTGCAGAGGGAGCTGCGTTCGTAGAATTTGAC